CAATTAGAAGCAAACTATTTATTACAATATCAAGATATTGAAAAAAATGAAACATATAATGCAGAACAAAAGATTGCTTTAAAAGCTGCACTTCAACTAAAAGAAAATGCTGAATTAGATGCATTGAAATTAGTTTCAGATAAAAAGAAAGCAGAAGAAGATATTACTGACTTAGATAAAGAGATAGCAAAAAATGTTGGAAAATTTGATATTCAAAAAGAATTATTAGATAAGAAAGATTTGTTATTAAAGGAATCTTTTGATAAAGGTTTAATTTTAGAGACTGCATATAATGCAGGAGTTGAAGCCAATTCAAAGGCTAGGGTTGATATTGATAAAGCAGAGGCACAAGCTAAGATAGAAAATGCACAAAAAATATCAGCATTACTTGGTGGACTATCTGATGTAATGGGTAAAGAAACTGCAGCAGGTAAAGCATTCGCAGTAGCAAGTGCAACCATTGATACATACTTAGCAGCACAAAAGGCTTATCAAGCAATGGCAGGGATTCCTGTTGTTGGCCCTGCATTGGGAGCAGTTGCAGCAGGTGTTGCAATAGCAGGTGGTATAAAGAATGTAAAAGCTATTATGGCAGTAAAGACACCAACAGGCGGTGGAGGTTCAGCACCATCACTACCAAATGTATCTACTTCTGCACCTATGACACCGGCTGCACCACAAGCACAGACTACAAACATTAGCCAACAGTCAATTAACCAAATGGGCAATCAAGCAGTAAGGGCATATGTGATTGAGACTGATGTAACAAGCAACCAACAAAGAGTAGAAGCAATAAAACAAAGGGCACGATTTAGTTAATATTTAAAATAAATATATTTATAGTTATGGAATTACCTTTATATATGTTGGAAATATCTGATGATTTAAATGATGATGCAGAGGTGCAATTCGTTTCATTAGTAGATAGACCTGCAATTCAAAAGAATTGGAATGCATTTAAAAATGAACAGAAGTTTCAAATTGTTAGTGAAGATAAGCATATTATTAGTGGCTGCGCTATGTTGGCTGACACTCCTATCTTTAGAAGTGATGCTAATTTTGGTGACTACTATGTTGCTTTTTCTAAAGACACGATTGTTAAGATTGTGCAAAAGTATTTTAAGAAAGGGTATCAAAACAATGTGAACCTAATGCACGACCCTAACCAAATTGAAACAGGGGTAACAATGTTTGAGAGTTTTATTAGTGATAAGACAAGAGGCATACACCCAATGAAAGGATTTGAGGATGCACCGGATGGCAGTTGGTTCGTTTCTATGCTAGTGGAAAATGAAGATGTATGGAATCAAGTAAAGCAAGGGAACGTGAACGGATTTTCTATTGAGGGTATATTTAATTATTCCCCTAAAGTTTCAAAAGAACAACAGGTAATGAGTGAAATATATAAAATATTAGAAGAAGTTGAATTAGGAGGGCCGGGAAGTGGTAGGCAACCTGAGGGTGGTGGTGATAAAGAATCAACAGGTGATGGTAAAATAAATGGAATGACACCTGAAGAAATAGCAGCTAAATATCAAAAAGATGCACAGGCTAGTGTAGATAAATTAACAAGTTCTAATGACCCTGATTATGGTACAGATAAATTATATCAAGATAAAGATGGTAATTATAATGAAGAAAGAACTGCTTTTCACGAAAGTATAGTGCAGGATAAAATAAATCAAGGTTCTACTAATTTAGGTACTACTTTTTTTTTAGGTGGCGCACCTGCAACAGGTAAAAGTTCATTAGAAAATTCAGGTCAGGTTGTATATCCACAAGGGATATTAAGAGTAGACCCTGATGCAATTAAAGAAACATTGCCTGAATATAATAAGATGAACCAAAATAAGGAATCAAAGAGTGCTTCATTAGTTCACGAAGAAAGCTCAAAGATTACAAAAGATGTAATTAATAATGCTGCTAATATGAAAATGGATGCAGTTATTGATACAGTTGGTGATGGTACATTTGAAAAGGTTGCAGAAAAAGCACAACAACAAAGGGATGCAGGAAAAAGAGTAGTGGCACACTATGTTACTACAGATGTTCAAACATCATTAAATAGGGCAGCATCAAGGGCAGAAAAAACAGGTAGAAATGTTCCAACAGATTATATTAAAGATATGCATAAAGAGGTATCTGCTATATTCCCAAAATTAGCTACAAATAATACTTTTAATGAATTGCATCTATACGATAATAATGGAGCTACCCCTAAACTTATATATAGCAAAAAAGATGGTATTGAAACCATCTTAAATAAAAATGCTTATAATAGCTTTTTAAAAAAGGCTAAAGGTTAGAAGGAATGTAAGGAATTTGACCGTTCTTTTTCATTTCTTCTAATTGAGCAGCAACCTGTTCTTCATAAGCATTGGCAGGTTTTTTACCATTAATCAATTGGATTAAGACCTTTTCTTTTGGGTCAATCTGAATTGGCTTGTTATCTATTATCACTTCTTTCATATATGTAATTTAAGGTATTTATTATAAATAGCAAAATCTAATTTATTAAGCATACCAACTAGAATAAACTCCTGATTCTGCATTTGCATACTCGCAGAAACAACCATGTTTAGCTGCAATGTGATAGCTAATGCTTCCGTTATAATTTACTGAAATATTAATTCTTTTAAGAATTGGTTCGCCTACAAAATAATCTTTAACAGGCTTAACACTTGCACTCATAAAACCTTCTGAACCTGCAACAGTGCTACTAGCAATTTCTCTTAAAATTACTGATTTTTCTTTAATTTTAACAATTTGATAGAAGTCAATGTTAGTTTGGTCATATCCCCAACTATTGTAAAGAATCATACCTTCTTTGAAATTGTGGTTCATAACCTTTTGGGCTTCTTTCTTTTTAGCTTTTCTTTCATTTTGTGAATTGATATTAGTTTCTACTCTTTCAATCCATTCAGTACAGAATTCATTCATTCTTTCAATGCTTCTGAATCTGAAATTAAATAAAGGCTTAGGAAATCTTGCTTTACTTTTGATTCTTACACAATAAGCAATAATAAGTGGTTCTTCTTTAATTGAAAGGTGAAAACCAAGACCTTCATACTTTGCGATTAAATTTTTCATAGTTGTTATTTTAATTTGTTAGGAAATTTAATAATATGTGATAATTCTATTTCGTAAAATTTATACCTTCCTTTCTCTTGTTTTACTACAAAATTGTCCAATTTACCTTTGATTCCGACAATATCGTAGCTTATCCCATTAGTAGTTTGATAGGGTATTAATTTGTAGCTACTTGAATAAAAATAGTTATTTACCATTTTTTCAGCATCTTCCAATTTAGGTGATGAACTTAATAACTTAGTGTTAAATAATTTCATAATTTTTTAGTTTTATTAGTTAATTTTTTAATTAATGTTCTTTTGGTGAATTCATTATCTGCATAATAATTTCAAAACTACTAGGAACTCTTTCAAGTTCATCTAATTTATCTGATAATTCATTCCATAAATCCCCATTTGGGAAATTGTTTTCTACTTCAAATTCCATTTGTTTTTTTAATTCATTTTTTTCATAATTGATTTTTTATTTGATTAATAATTGAATAATAACTGAAACGATAGCTGAAACGATTAAAAGCAGAAACATCTTAACTTCAATCGGAGGGGGGAGAATCTTGTGGCTCATAGTGTTTGTCATTTGATTACATAACGAAAGTACACAGGTTTTGTACATCTTCCAAACAATTAGGCACCTTTTTTAAAAAATGTGTTGAACGGTAAATAATAAGGATAAGTGGTTAAGTGATAAACTAGGCTATATATTAACATTTAAAGAAAAATAAAATGAATCCAAAAGAAGCATTAAAACAAATTAAGGCATTATTCGAAGATATGCCACAAGTTGTTGAACCTGTTGCACCTGTAGAACCTACAGTTACAAAGGTAGAGATGGCTGAATATTCTTTAGTAGATGGTACTAAGGTTATGATTTCCGCTTTGGAAATTGGTGGTATGGTAGAGATGGCTGACGGTACTCCTGCTCCACAAGGTGAGCATCAACTAATGGATGGTACAATTATCCAAGTTGATGAGTTAGGTGTAATCGTAGAAATAGCATCTCCTAAAGAAGATGTTATTGTAGAAGAACCTGTTGCACCTGCTGCACCTGCTGCACCTGCACAAGATACAACTGCAATGGTTGCAGAATTAAAGGCAGACTTCGCAGCACAAAAAAGTCAATTAGAAACAAAGATTGCTGAATTAGAGAGCAAAGTTAAACAAGGATTTGCACAAGTAGCTGAATTAGTAGAAGCACTTTCAAATACCCCAACTGCTGAACCTACTCAAAAAGCAGCAAACGCATTTCAATCTTATGTAAGTACTAATGATAGTAAATACGAGAGATTAGAGAAATATAGAAACGCAATTTTAAACAAATAAATTTATAACAAATGTCATTTTCAGTAAGTACATTAACAAACTATACAAAAGAAAACGAAGCATCATTGGTGACTTCTTCTGTATTAGGAGCAAAAACTGCAGCTTTAATTAAGAGTGCAGGTAACGTAATGGTTGGAGTTAAATCCGCAGAAACCATTAACATTATGGACACAGATGCTTTTTTCCAAGCAGGTGGGTCTTGTGGTTGGAACGCATCAGGTACAACTTCTTTCACACAAAGAACTGTAACAGTAGGTAAAATCAAAGTACAAGAGGCTTTATGTCCAAAGGCATTAGAAGCTAAGTATTTACAAAAGGCTTTACCAACAGGTTCTCAGTATGATTCAATTCCATTTGAGCAAGATTATTCTGATAGAAAAGCTAAAACAATTGCTTCTCAATTAGAGACTGCTATTTGGCAAGGTGATACTGCTTCTGCTAACGGTAACTTAAACAAGTTTGATGGTTTAATCAAATTGATTGGTGCTGCTAGTGGTGTAGTTGATGCTAACGTATCAGGATATGTTTCAGGTGCGCCATTAAGTTCTATCACTTCAGCTAACGTAATTAGTTTATTTGATGGTATTTATAAAGCAATCCCTGCAAAAGTTGTATCAGCAGATGATATGGTGATTGTATGTGGTGTTGATACTTTCAGAACTTACACTATTGCATTGAAGAATGCTAATATGTTTAATTATTCTTTTGATGGTAAAGCTGATAGCGAATTCGTATTGCCGGGGACTTCAATCAAAGTTATTGCTTTGAATGGTTTAAACGGAACTAATGATTTATATGCAGTAAGACTTAGCAACTTGTTCTTAGGTACAGACTTATTAAACGAAGAAGAAAAATTTGAAATCTTCTTTGCTAAAGAAGCTGATGAAGTACGTTTTGCAGCAGAATTCAAAATGGGTGTTAACATTGCATTCCCTGATGAGATTGTAAAAGTAGCTATCTAATTATAAAGGGGAGTTGAAATATATTCCCCATTTTTAAATAAAATAAAATAAAATATTATGGCGTGTGCATTAACACAAGGATATACCCTTGATTGTCGTGATTCCCTAGGTGGAATTACAGAGGTTTATTTTATTGCAAGTTCGGATATTACTTCAAGTACAGAAGCTAGTGGTGT